GCTGCATTGTTATCTATAAGTGTTACTGCATTTGCTTGCCCACTTAAGTCTAAAGTTCCGCCATGAGTAATTACTAAATTGCCTGTAGGCGCAATAGTAAGATTACCACTTGATGTAGAAATAGTATTACTTGAACCAGTAACTACGATATTACCACTTAGTAATTCATTTATCTTTTTATTGGAGTCAACAATTAGTGCTGAACTCGCAGTGTTCGTACCATGTACATGGTCGAGCATATCGGTAAAATATTTACCACCGATTATTAAATTATTACCGTCTGCAGGATTACCTACGAAAAGTCTAGAACCTGCACCACCTTGTGCACCAGCTCCGCCTGTATAAGCTAATTCACCAGCAGTAAGACCGCTCGGGGCGCTAGTACCTGTGGATCTTTTAATTTTTATTGTTGTTGCCATTTTATTTTCCTAATGAAGCCTTTTAGAAGCTTCCCGCATCTACTGTTTCCATGTCGCCTGTTGCTTGTGCTAGGGGTACGAACTGAAAAACGTTGGATGATGTTTCTCTGTAAACTTTGAGCTGATTATCATTCAGATCGTAGAAGAAATCTCCTTCTTCTAAATTTGTTGTTGATGCACTTGGTACATCATTTCCTCTAAAAAATTGATCTGCTAATTGTTCTAATGCGTCTTGCACATTAGTAGCAGTTATAACATTATGAGGTGTAAATGTTAAGTTAGAAGCATTGGTTGATGCATCAGTAGGGGAGATTGCGCTAATACTAACGCTTGTTACATCTTCAACTACTGTAATTGTTGTTGCCATTTAAAATGTACTCCCATCTAATGTGTCCATGTCTCCTTCTGCTTGAAGAAGAATTTGCCATGCTCCATCTCTATAAACCTTTAATTGATTTGTGTTTGTATTATAAAATAAATCTCCATTGTCAAGATAAGTCTCACTACTTGTGCTAGGATCTGTTGCTCCTCTTGAAAATTGAGATTCTAATTGTTCTAGTGCGTCTTGTACGTTTTCTACTGATATTGTATTATGTGTTGTAGAAACTACATCACTAGCTACAAAAGCACGAAAAAATTGTTCTACCTGTATTGATTGTGAAGTAGTTGTAATATTAGCAATTATGTCATTAAGTGCACTTTCTGTAATAGAAATTGTAGGATGAGCTGCAATAACATTTGTTCTTGCAAGTCTATTTTGCCCTAGACGACTCATCTTGTTACTTCGCCAGCTACAGTTGCTGTTCCTTGTATAAGTCTTTGTGAGGTAGTGCTAGTAAATAACTCTAAGTCATAGTAATACTGTCCCACATCTATATCGTCTGTTAGTGTATTTGCAAGTGCCATAGTTAGTATTCCACTACTAGCATTTGATACTGTACAGGTGAACGTAGCTGTAAGAGTACTAGAATCGATTGTGGGGCGCATCTGTGCACGTGCACTAAAGCCTGTAAGATTTTTTGCGGATCCATCTTCCTGTACAGTAAGCTGTAAAGAGAAATCTGATCCCTGATCGATTTTTATGTTGTAAGTGCCTGCACTCATGGTTATTTCTTATACCTCCAATGAATTAATTATACCAAAAAATAACACCTGATGTCAAGGATTATTTTTGCAATGTGAAATCATTAATCTTTATCCTTTAGGATATTTATCTTTTACTGCTTTTCTACCTAAATAAAAGGTAGACGTTTTTGCGTCGTCTCCAAGTTTACCATTATCTATATCATGGTATAGTTTATCTAACTGGTCTCCTAAAGTCTGGTAGTACGAAGCTCTTTTTGTTACTGGTGTTGCTCCAGCTTTTACTAAATTTATGTTCATGATGCATACCTCGTTACTGTGAATTTTGTTGAATAATATTGATACTTATCTTTAGTCAATGCTATAGTATATGTTCCTGCTTGTTGTGCAGTAATTGTTAATGTTGTATCTGACATTGTTCCGGCTGATACACCGTCTAAAAATACTTCTGTACCACTGGGCACACCTGTTACGTTTATTACGTCATCAACTTCGGCAGTTATAGCACTAAATGTTGGGTCAAATACTGTTTTTGTAGATATAGCAGTTGCGTCTGAATTTACATAGAATTGTTCTGGTATAGGTGTATCTGTAGAATTAAGTGCTACATGAGTATACCCTTTTACAGATTCTGCAGCTATAATAGTATCATTTACATCTGCAGTGCTTGCCCATATAATTTCCTTATTTGAATCATAGAATACATTGTAAGTCGTGCTCATAATCCTGTTCCTCCTGTATAATCTGCTTCGTGAAACACCACGATAGCGTAATAAAGTGTTGGGGGTGTTTCCCCAGATAAATCTCCATCATCTACAGAGAAATAATTTTCTAATCTTATGGTGTTAGTATTAAGATGACTGACTCTTATTCCGAAGCCTACTTCAGCCTCAAATATTGTTTCGTCTCGATCATCATCTCTTTCTTCAACATCTGAATCTGCAAAAGCAGGGGTATATACTCGTTGAGCAACTCCACTTGATAAATCGCTTGGTAGATTCCATCTTACTGCAAATAAAGGATTGTACCCTAAATTATGTGTAAAATCACTAGTGCCGCCTCCAGAAATAGAATTTTGTCCGAAGCTCTGTACTATTGCCGATGCTCCCATTCTAGAATCAAACTGCATAGGCTCTGTTGTAGTTAATACGTTTTGTCCAGATTTGCCTACGTATAAACCATAACCACCTGTTGCCCTACTACCTATTAATATACGATTTGCCATTAGAATAATGCCGACGTATCTAAAAGATTAAAAGAAAGATTCGTTACTGTAATGCTTGCATTAGAAGTATTTGATAAGGTTGCAGAGGTAGTGCCTATACTAGAATAAGTAAAAAAGGCTGCAGTTGCATTTGTGTTTGCTGTAAAACCTACTATGGGAGCTCCCCATAACATAAGTTTGTTACTTGCAAAATTCTGATAACTTGGACTTGCTGTAGAACCTGCAGCAACTACTGTACTACTAGATACAGTAGGAGCAGTTCCTCCCGTTCCACCAGCAGTAGGTACTACTTGAAAATGTCCTGCAGAAAAGAAAGCTGTGCCTGATTCTCCGCTATTTGTATTAAACATAAGTTTATCATTTGCACAGTTCAGTACATTATTACCTGGACGTGATACATAAAGTCCGTATCCTCCTGATGCTCTGTTTCCTGCTAGTACTCTATTTGCCATAATTATCCGAAGTAAGTGTTATTCATATAACCGTATGCTAAAGGTATTTTTAATACCATAAATTTAAGATTGGTACAGGATTGACCGGTGAAACGAGGACCAATAATTTGATTAGCAGAAAAGTCAAAGTTTTGATCTGCAGTGCTTCCTAAAGATTTTGGATGTATAGTTGAGGTTGTGAACTCTAAAACATCTATTCGACTTGAATAAAATTGCTCTGAACCATCTTGTGATGCAAAGCCATCGTCAAACTCACCTCGTCTATCTTCTGTAGAGACAACAAGAGGTATATAACCAAGATTAGCTTTACTTCCTGTCGATAAAAAATTTTGTGTTGTATTTCCAAGACTACTTAAACTTCCCCCAGCATACACTTCACCTGCTCTGGATTGTGAAGCATCAAATAAAAGATCTTTTCTTGCACAGTTTAAAACATTACTTCCAGATTTTGAAACATATAGTCCATATCCTCCAGTTGATCGATTGCCCATTAATACTCTATTTGCCATTAGTCTGCTATGATTATCCTTGCTCCACTTGAGCTATTTGCTTCTATTAATATTGCATTGCTTGATATTGTAGAACCTGTATCTAAGGAAAAAGTACTTGAAGTAAGTTTTATCTTTCCTGCACTTAGAGTAGTTCCACTAATATTTCCTAAAGTTGTACCTGCCCTTATACTTGCGGTTGAGTCTTGGTTTGCTGTTGCTCCAGCTGCTGCACCACTTGCCACTGTACCTGCTGCTGTTCCATTTACTGAACCCGTTAAGTTTCCACCTAGTATAGTGGAAGTTGAGTCTGTATTTGCACCAAGCCCACTTGCGGTTACTGCACCTCCACCTGCTCCTGATAATTGTCCAGATGCATTTATACTAATTCCACTATTTGTTAAAGTAGTAATACTTGTTAGCCCTGTTCCACCCAGACTTGCTGGCAGTGTTCCAGTAACTAAGTTACCTGCTAGAGAGATTTCCCCTGCCTGTATTTCCGCAGCAGTAATACTTCCTGTTGTTATTTTTCCACCGTCAATCGTAGTAGTATTTGCATTAATAATCGTAGCTGGATTATATCCTGTTATTGCACCACTACTTCCACTTGTGAATGTTACGAGTCCACTAAATCCAATACCTTGTACTGAAGCTTGGAAAGTTAAGTTACTTCCAGATGCTGTGTCTCCACCTGCTGTATTTTCTTCCGCAACAAAGTATGAATACCAATATTTATTTGCATTTCCTGCTGCAAAGGTTGGTGGGGTTATTGCCCATCCACTTGTTAATCCTGCAAAACTGTTTGTACTGAATGTAAAACTTGATGCTGAAGGAGTGCTTGGTTGACTTGAAGAACTTGCTTGATGGTAAACAAAATGTGTTAATGTCTTTGGACCATTTGCTCCATCTGCTCCTACTACCCCTGCTGTAAGTGAGTATATTATTTCGAAAGAGTACACAGTTCCTGAACTTGTTACCACCTTCGCCATAATAGTATCTCGTGTGATATCAGGTTTAAAACTTTGTTTAAATATTGAAGTTCCAGAGTATGCTCGTGGTACAACTGCATCTAATTCTAGTGAAGTATCTGAGTCAATATTTGTGACTCTTGCCATAAATCGAGTAGTTCCTGCAGCACCAACAATAAATAAGTCACCTACCTTATAGTCTGTTAAAAATGTAGTGCTTGAACCTGTTACAGTTCCTTCTTCTAGGGCTATAGTAACAGTTCCCGTTGCACTTGAAATACCTGCATTGGATGCTCCAACTTCAGCAAAATATTCAAAATTATAATTATTACCATTAGCATCTACAGCTGCTGTATCTACTTTTGTTTCTATTGCTTTAAGATGGTCTGAAGTTGCATCTGCATCAAAAAGTAAGAAAGCTGTTGCACTTGCTCCCATCCCTGAGAAAGCTTGTTGTGTATTTCCTGTGCCTGTGCCAGAAAGTACAAATTCTTCTTCGTTTCTAGAGAAGAATGTATAAGTTGAAGAACTAATTGTTGCGACTCCACTGCTTGAATTGATACTAAGTCCTGCATTGAGTGACCCGCCAGGATATAGTTTTCCAATTTGACTTGCCGTAGGAGCAGATTGATGATTTCCTGCACTTATAATTTTTTGAACAAAAGCTGATTTTATTTGTTCTGAGTTTACTGTTCGTATTCTTACCGTATATATTCCATAACCATTTATGGGAATATCTATAAAACTTGTATCTTTTGTTGCAAATATTTTTTCAAAAACGGGTCTACCACTTGCATTGTGTTCTATTTCATAATAGTTTAAATGTTCATAAATTGAAGGTACTGCATTGCCTGCTGAATCTGTTCTTGTGCTTGTAGGATGTTGCCACTGTACTCTTATAATTTTTGGTATACCTGATACATTATCACTCCCTTCTTCTGTACTTGCATTAATATCTTGTTTAAGTGATAAAGTGACGGATTTTGGTATAGGTACTTCGTCTGTATAAGATGGCAGTGATTTTATTGTTTGATCTTGTTGTAGTGCGTACCCTCTATCAACTAAGTCGAATTTACTTGGTTCGTATTTTATGCCTGTTATTTCATATTTGCCTTTATTTGATTCGTTGATACCAGTAATTAAATATTCTTTTGCAGAGCCATCATCAAGTGATCCGTCTGCTTTTATTTCTTTTATTGCCCAAGGCATATCTTGTGCGGGAGCAGCACTAAATGCGCTTGATACTTGTATTGCAGTTACAGAACTTCCTGTGCTTGAAATAGTTTTAGTTTCAACTCTACTATTTGGATTCCAATTTAATACAAGTGCATTCCCGCTATCATCAACAGCATTTGCCACCTCTGCACTTGTATCAAGAGTTACTAAACTACCTCCAACTGTTGCGGATGGAATGTAGTCGCCTCTTATATATGCAATACTATTAATTGTTGCACTTTCTTGTCCAAGAAATGCACCACCACTAGGAAATACAATTGAAAGTTCAAAAGTATTGCCACCTGATAGGTTTATTGCGCTGTCCACATTTATAACTGTAGTGCTGTTACTACTTGAAGTTCTTCCACTAAATCTTATATGATCTCTATCTGCATCTTGTACATTTACTACGTCTCCCGGTTTTAGGAAGCCTCCATTATAACTAGTTTCGAAACTAATTCCTTCTGTTTCCATAATCTCGGAGAGAAGAGTCCACTTACCAAATCTATGTGCTTGTCCTTTTGATGTACATCCAAACGCAACAATGTCTTTTGAAACTATCTTTCCAGTCTCGAGTATATTATTTGTATCTTCAACAATCTCTACTGCTTTTTTATACATAGCATCCGGATCATTCCATGTTACTCGTACTTGGTTACTTCTATACTGAGATTTTGTAGATGTATATGCAAATTTTCCTGCGATTACATTAGCTTTTGAAAAAGTATATACAGGACTTTGAAATCTATTTTGAGAGAACTGTATTTCCCCATTTAACCAAAACATCATTCCTCTAAATACACTTGTAACATCTTTTAATACTTTTAAAGCTTCTGCTGCTTGTGCTAGATATAAATTACAAGTAAATCTAGGTTCAGTTCCTCCCTGTCCGTCACTTACAAGTTCGTCACAATATCTTGCAATTCTATAAAGTTCGTATTTGTCTATTTGTGTTGAATCAATATATTTACCAATTCCGTATCTATCGTTTGTTACTAAGTCGTAAAATACCCATGCTGGGTTATCTGTATATACAGGCTGATGATTTATATGTGCACCATTAAAAGTTGCTTTGTCTCCTCTAAAGTTTCCATCCCATTGTTGGTATGAATTTTCGTCTGCGCCTGAACTTACATTTCTGTCATATCCTGCAATACTTCTATTTCCTTCAGTTCGTGGAAAATAGTTTGTAGGTACTTGTAATAATCTTCCTCGTACTTCATATCCCCGAGTAGGTAACTTACCAAAAGATTGTGCATCAAAAATAAGAGCTCCATAAGCAGATAAAGGATAAGATAGTTTATCATCTACTATTGCTTCAATTGAAGTAAGAGTACAAGGATTTGTATGGTCGTAGTCGCCATGTCGTGCATTTGTTGGATTGACTCGTTCTATTTTTACTTGAAAGTCTGAGAAAGGTTGAAATTCTTCCATGTTAATTGTAAAACTTTCAATAAATGGTGCTTTTGTTTCTGCTTGGATAATTCCAGTATTAAATCCATACCTTCCTTGAAAATTTGAAGTTTTACCACCTGTTGGGCGAGCACTAATTTGTGCGTTTGTTGGTCCAAAGATCTGGACTTCTGTGAATGAAGAGTCGCCTGCTCGTTTAAATCCTAAAAATATTCGTAATTCAATATGACATACTGCTTCATCTCCTGAACTTTGTTTTGTTGCAATAAGAGTTGGCATCTTAAATGTTAATTTAAGTTTGTCTATTTCTGGTTGGTTACTTACTCCCATTGTAGATGCTGAAATTGTTGTTGCGGATGCAGTTGCATTTCCGGAAGCAGTAGTATATCCACCACTGGTTACATTACTTTGACTTCCTGTTATAGAAGATAAGTCTGTTTGATTTATTTCTGTACCTGCAGAGTGAACTATTGAAGCACTTCCAACTCCAGCAAAATTTTGAAGAAGTGGTTGATCTCTATATCCATTCATAAAAGCATATTGAAATGCTCCATGATTATAGATAGGGGTATCGGAAATCGCTAATTTAGGGGTAGTTGTAAAAGCAGTAACATTTGCAACATTTCGTGCATCCGTTCCTTGTGCTGATATATTTGAGATTACTGCTGTTGTGGCATTTGTAATTGATGCTATTTTTCCGACTTTATCTACTGTTCCACTAACGTTTGATACTGCTGTTACTGCTGGCAACGCTAGTTGAACAGAAGTGGCTGAAGTGAAGGCGATTATTTCGGAACGAAGAACCCCTCCATTTACTCCTGCTCCTGCTACTGTTACATATTGTTTCATACCATCAACAGTGCCAGGTATATAACGATCATTTGCATTAAAGAAACTAGATCCTGCTGTTACTGTTGAACTTCCTTTTGCCATAGTAAGTCCATTAGTGATGGCTTTCTTTGCCCCCGCTATAGTAATAAATCTATCACCATCATTTACTGAAAGTCCACTAAACATGCTATTTACATTATCTACAATAGTAAGAGAACTTGCTGTAAATGAAACATCTAAACTTTCTGCAATATTATGCTTTGTTCCGATTGATCCAATGGTTGCTGCAGTTTTATCAAGATAAATAGAGTCGGTACCATTTACAAGTCCTTCGATTGGACCTTCTGATATAAGATCGTATACAACAGCTGTTTGATATTCGTTTGGATTGTTTACTATACCCGAACTTGTTCCTGCTCCTTCAGCTTGCCCACCGTTTGTTAAGTCATAGAATCTACCTAAATTTTTCATTTCTTCTGTCCTGACGCTCCATTTCCGCCTCCACCTGCTTTATTGTGTCCATTTGCATCTTGCCCTGTATCTCCGTATGAGCCAGCAGGAGAACTTGAGTCAGGTGATATAAGTGTGTATCCTGTTTGTTGATAGCTTATTTTACTATCTATGAATCCGAAATTTGTAATTGCTCCACCTACTATGAGTTGTCCATAGAGTAGAGGAACTGGAACTCCTTGTTTTGTATTGTTTTGTGGTCCGTCAAAGAGATAACTATCTCCGGCTTCTGAAGGACTTTCTGGTGTCATATATCCTATTACACCCGACATTGCGAGTCCGACACCGAGTGTTGATATTCCCCATCTTCCTACTGCGTTCATTGTTTCTATCGTTTTAAGTTGTGCGGCTGCATCCGTTGCCGCAATTTGGCTACCTGTACTTGATGCATTTGCTACCACAACTTCAGCTTTTGCTGCTGCTGTACTCTCTGCAAATAAGCCATCAATAAAGCCAGGTCCATATATAATTAATAATGCTCCCGCAATAATCTTAAATGCGTCACTAAATCCTGCCCCGGCTGCTCTTGGTGTTATCACTACAATATCTTCTGGTTTTTCTAACATGACTGAGTAGCCATCCTCTAATAAATCTTTGCCATTCAATATATCAAAGTCTAGTCCTTTTTCATTACATTCTAATATATATTGTTTGAATCCTTCAGTTTGACAGTCTATGAGTTTAAATATATCACGAAAGCTGGACGTAGCCATATGCCAGTCCGTTCCAAACTTTTCTCCGAGTTCTCCCATTAACTTAACGTGGGTCATATATTTCTACTCCTTTCTCTGGGTATGATACGATTAAATATGGTATCTGCAATGCTTTTGCCATGTTTTTATCATGCTTGCTTGGATGACAATTTTGCATATAGTGACTATGGACTATATATTTTATTTTAGAAATTAACTGATACTTGCCTAAAACTTTTCCGTCAATTTCAAATTGATTTTCTTCTGTGGATATATTCTCACAAGGAATATATTTTTCTTCGTTATTTTCCTCAACAATAAGTCCACACATTTCACGAGGTGCCTCGGCAGCTGCCTGAGCAAATATTTCATCGAGAAATTTCACTTAAAGTTCTTTGAGCCTGGAAAAGCTCCAAATGGTAGTGTTACTGTAGTATTGATTCCTGCTGTTGCTCTTGATGTTGCCGCTGTTGCATCTGCAGGTGAAAAGCCAAAGCGTTTTCCACAAGATTTTAGTGTTTTTCCACATTCATCTGCTCTTTTCCAAAAATCACTAAATCCAGGAGTATTTCCTGCATGAGTGCCTTTTGTTTTCCAAGTATGTGTTAACCCGCTACTTGCAAAAGTAACAATATCATTTAATTTATCATCTGTAAAAGCATTATAAGTTGTGCTTGCTGAGTACGCTCCTTGGTGTACTCTTACTCTGTCAAAGTTTGCATTTGTATCCGCAGGTGTTCCTAGTGCTGTTTTTGTTCCTGCAGTATTTACTATCCAATATTCTAATATAGAGGTTCCTGCTGTTAGAGAACCATTTGGGTTTACTTTGACAGCTGTTCCTGTTGTTTTTATATAAGCTCCTAATGCAAAACTAGTTGATCCTGCTGCTGTTGTATAGTTTGTAAAACTTCCACTTGCTGGTACAATATATTCATTATCTACAGTAACATACACTGTATGCTCTACTCCATTTGCTGCGGTTCCTGTATTAGTATAATTTTGACGAGTAAATTTACCTTGTCGATCCCAACTACATCCACCACATTTTGTGTGTTCAGCTAAGTCTGGGCTTGCTCCTGTATATTCCCAAGG